CGTACATCTGAGGCTTAAGACCGGCAGGAAGGATAAGCGCTCGCTTACGTTGTTCGGTCTGACCCGCGAGGTTATCGTTAATGATATTTTCGTACTGACGCATTACGAGAGGATCGTTACCAAAGTCTGCGTCAGAGGTAAGCATCATCTCGGGAGTAACGCCGTCGGTATATTCGGCGCGTAGCCATTGTTGGCGACGTAGGTAAAGGTCGGCGATAGGCAAGCAACGCTCGACCGGAGAAGATCCGTATACCGAGTTAGCGCGTCGGTTACGTACGAAATAGCTTAGATCGTCTGCGCTAAATTCGCCGTCGGCTTGAGGATCGTCGCTATTAACTTGAAACTCCGAGCGAGGGAATCCGTAGAGGATCTGTTGGTAAGCAGCTTGAGGCGCCATAGGACGCATACCGCGTTCGTCGAGAAGAGGCTTAATAGTAGAGCCGTCTAATACTTGGAAACCGTATAGGTCTCCGCCTACGGTCTTTTGAGGCCAAATAGCCCACGCGTCAAGTACGAGAATCTCCTCAAGACTCATCATAATCCAGTCCATAAAGGTTAGACCGTTAGAGCGATCCGGGTTTTCCCAAAACTTGCGAAGTCGGTAAATCTCGTCGGAGAATTTATCTCGAGCGGTAGACATAGCGCGTACGTGATCGCCACCGATTTCGGCGATAATCTTTTCCGACGCGTCCTCCGCGATTACGATATCCCAATCAAGAGAAGAGATTTTATTTTTTAATACTTCGATACAACGGCGGACAATATCAATCTGCTCTGCTGCTCCCCGAAGAGTCTTAAACTGAACGAGCTTTTGCTCTGTTCCGATATTTAAGTTTTGTGCTACCTGATATTCATAACGGCGAGGATCGGCGCGACCGTCTTCACGAAGCGGGTTAATCGCTCCGGGCATAATCGGCATACCGGGACCAAAGGGTACGCCAGCCATAAGAGGGTTACGAGGTAGAGGAGTTTGATTGCCGTAGGTCTGTTGCGTATTACGTGCTGCGTTCTGCATTTCGGTTTCGGTCATAGTTACCGCACCGGCAGGAAGATTACTTGGAGCCTTCTCGATCTGTTGAGCTACTGCTTTTGCTAGACGGTCGATAAGACCCATTGTCTACTCCTTATTTTATGCCCCTTATAAATCAGGCTGGTGTAATGATAGCGTGATTACAACGAGGGCATAATCTTGTTCCTTTAAGTAAAGGTAATCTACACGCCGGACAGAAATCCGCAAGCGCAGCAAGCGAGCGCAACGCAACGGATCCTCCCATTAACTCTGTAACTGCCCACACCATAGCGTCCATACGGTCGGGAGATTCTCCGGAGTCCGGTTGCCACGATACGAGTTGATCTTCTAATTTATCGAAGGCTCCTACGAAATGAAGTCGCTTCTGTTCCGATAAAGCGGATATAGGTTCGGCTCTTACCTTCTTACCTCGAGAAGCCGTTACCTTACGATAAGGGATCGAGTTATCGACTTGTCTTAATACGGACTCGACCATATCTCCGCCGTTATTAGTTTCGGCGACGATTCGATCACACTTCCACTTTCGGTAAAGCTCTACCGCCTTACGCGCCCACGCTTCCGGGGAGCCTTTCATAGTCCCGTCCTCTAGGACGTAATAGTGTCCGTCGGGAGTAGCGCCGGCTACGATAATTCCGGTTTCGTCGGAAGATTCTCCGCTCGTTACCGCCGGGTCGATAGCTACGACGATACGGAAGTAAGGCGGAGCGTCCTCGGGCTTTACGCGACCGTCCTCGATCATATTACGAGTCCATAGAGCGCCTTCTACGTCCTCTAAGACTTCCCCGTATAGCTCTTGCCTACCTAACCGAGTCCCGTCGTAACGAGCTTTAAGCTCGAGTAAGGCTTGAGGCGCTAGGTTCGACGCATTATCGAAGGTCGAGCCTCGTACTACCTTTACTGTTCCGTCGGTTCTCCCGGCTAGGTTACGGATTAGCGGGACGGGTCGAGGAGTCGTAGTAATTACGGTTCGAGGGTGATCTCCTAGACGTATACCGAATTGAAGCTGATCCCACGTATCCATATAGCGCCACGCTGCTAGTTCATCGCACCAAGCGCCGTGATGTTGAGGTCCACGAAGGCGATCGGGTTCGTCGGCAGAGAAGAGCTTTATACGAGAGCCGTTAGTTAGGACGATCTGACCCTGAGAGCGGTTATAGTCGTCGAGCGCTCCGTAGCTACGTAAGATATTTATAATCCCGGATTCACCTTCGGCGCATACGTCTCTAACGTCTCCGAAAGTAGGAGCGACGATAGCCCAACGAGTGTTAGCCTGAGATATAGCTTCCCACGCTAGCCACTCTGCGGCAGTACGAGTCTTACCCGCGCCTCTACCGGCTAGGTAAAGATAAATAGACCAGCCTTCGTCGCTATTCGGTAACTGTTCCGGTCTCGCTAACTCCGCTTCCCAAGATATCCGGCGATTCTCTAACTGCTCGTATAGTTTGGATAATCTCGCGTGTTCTCTCTCGTAAAATAACTCCGTCATATTGCGTTACCTCCACTTCGGACTTAGTAGGCATATCGAGACCGTAAAGCTTCGCGTCTCGATCGAGGATTTTTAGCATACGGTCGATAGCTTGAAGATTACCCTTCTGTACCTCCGGCCAAATAGCGACTAACGCAGCTTCAAGTCTCGCCTTATGAAGCGATCTCATTTCGTCAGCTAGGGATTCGTCTTTAATCCGGTCTAGCGCTCGCTTAAATGCGGCGTGAGCGCCGGAAGGGTGCGAGTAGCCTAAGCGCGTAGCGATCTGATCGAAGGTTAGCCCGGCTTGCCGGTAGCGAAATACGTTACGCTCCTTCTCGATCAAATTAGGATCGAGCTTAATTACATTACTCTCGCTCATAGTTACATTGTAACCTTACGGAGAATCTCATCTCGAATCGTATCGCCGATAGCTTTAGCCATAAGAGGAGGGACGCTACGTCCTATCCGTTCCCACCTTTGTACGAAAGTACCCGTAAGCTCGAAGTCGTCAGGAAAGCTCTGTAAGCGTCGAAGCTCTTTAAGATTAAATTTACGCTTCTCGAAAGGGTGGGTAATAGAAGCTAGTCCTACTTGTCCTCCCGAAGCGGTAATAGTCCCTACCGGCTTATTAGAGAAGGATCGTACGAGCTGGAAGTATTTAGTGCTTTGTCCGCCTTCTCGGAGCTTATCCCACTCGATTCCTACGGCGTTACCGAGTCCTATCGCGTGTTCGGTCTCCGGGTCTATAAAAGGATCTACCGGCTTCTCTAGGGTCTCTACGGCGTCATTAAAGGTAAAGCGTTTAGGTCGAGGCTTAGGGAAAGCCGGTTTAACGAGGTAAGCGTCTACGAGGTCTTGTCGTACTCCGATAAAGATTACGCGTTGTCTCGCTTGCGGTACTCCGAGATAGCTAGCGTCTAGGACTTTAACCTCAACTTCGTACCCGGCTTCTTTAAGCTCGCTAAGGATTAACTTAAAATAACCGATAGCTTTACCTTTTACTAGCCCGGTTACGTTCTCCGCTATAAAGACTTTAGGTTGAAGGTCTTTTACTAGGCGGGCATACTCAAAAAATAGGTCGTCGGCTTGCTGAACGCTATCGGAATACTTCTTTACTTTACCCCACGCCTTTTCACGTACTCCGGCGGTCGAGAAGCTAGCGCAAGGAGGCGATCCCTCGAAGAGATCAAGCTCTCCTACCTTTAGCCCCGTATCTTTTAAGATACGTTCTGCGGTTATATCTCTAATGTCTTCCCCGGTCAGTATTACTCCTGGGTGATTAGCTTTATAAGTAGTACGAGCTTCTTCGATAAATTCGTTAGCCCATAAAAGGTTAAATCCTGCCATCTCAAATCCAAGGCAAGATCCGCCGCACCCGGAGAAGGTAGAGACCATAGTAAAGCCGTTAGTTCCCTTTACTTTAGCGATCTCCTCCATAGAGGGTACGGAGTAGGTCATTTCTTAGTCACTACCGCCCAAATTGCAGTAGCAATCATTCCGGCTACGCCAGTACCTAAGATTCCAAGAACAATTCTGTACCACACAATTCCTTGTAGGAATCCTTTATCTCTAGTGTCGTATCCCATTATTCTTTTACTCCAAACCAGCCGGCGAAATTAAGGTGTCTCCAATAGCAATCTACGTGCTTAAATCCGGATCGAGTAAGTAGGTCTACGTTCCAATCGCTAGTAACCGGGACTAGGACTCCTTCTAGGCTTCGGCGCTTAGCTACGATCTGCTCGTGCGTATATCCGTTCTCGCCTTTACGGTCGAGATAAGTATTTACGAGAAGCTCGTCAGCATAAGAGTCGGATCCGAGGATCTTCTCGACGAATAGGAATACTCCGCCCTCTACCGTATTTTTATAAACGTTCGAGATAATTTTCTGCCGATACTCGATCGGTACAAATTGAAGCGTAAGGATCGAAAGAGTTACCGAAGCTCTAGCTTTAGGGTATTCATCTCTTAAGTCGAGGTTCTCTACCGTAGCTTCCGGGATCTTAACCTTCGCTACTTCGATCATAGGCTCCGAGACTTCTACGCCGATATAGCTATTAGCTTTACCGAGCTTATCTATAATCGGTCTTAACCCGGTTCCCCGAGAGCAGCCTAGATCGACGATAGACGTACCCGGCTGAGCGAATCGTAAGGCTAGCTCCGTAGTATTACGGCGCATACCTAGATAGTCCGGGATCGAGCGCTCGAGCATTTCGTCAAATACTTCTGTTACTTCTCCGTCAAACTTCCACTTCTCCCCGGCAATAATCTCATCTCGGTATTTCACTTCGAGGAGCCGTTCCATTCGTAACTACACTTAGGGCAGACGTGCGTAGTCGGCATAGATTCGTCGTAGCTCTTAAAATCATCTAAAGGCGCTTCGTCGGACTCAACGCTAGGTAGCTCAAATCCGAAAGACTTTAGGTCTAGCTCATTTTCTAATTCGAACAGTTGTTCGGATAGGATCGCCGTATCCCACTCCGCTAATTCGGCGGATCGGTTATCAGCGAGCGCATAAGCTCTAATCATAGGCTCGTCCCAATCTTTAGGGATTTCGACTACCGATAGCTCTTTCCAACCTAAATACTTCGCAGCTTGTAGCGTTCCATTACCGGCAATTACTACGCCTTCGGGAGTAACTACAATCGGCTTACGTTGCCCGAATTTATTTAACGATTCCGCGATAACGCTTATATTGCGATCGTTGTGCTTACGAGCATTTTTAGGATCCGGAGTTAGACTCTCCACCTTCACTACTTTGCTTTCCACGCATTACCTCCAAGCGAGCGTCGAGTAAATCGTCCAAGCTACCTTCTAAAAATTGCTTACGCTGATAAGTCATACGGTTACCGTACTCGTCAGTTTTAAGCATAGTCGAAATATGCCCTATCGCTTCGTCTAGCTCTGCGAGGGTAATCTCTTCGTCAATAATAAGCACGTCATTATTTTATCTCTGCTTACGGGAGTCGCGTACGGTCTTATAAGCGCGAATATCGTCGGCTAGGTAAAAGACAGTTTTACCTTCCTTCTTCTTCCACTTAATAGTCCCGCGCCATTGTAATTGACGAAGATTGTTAATCTTAATATCGAGATATTCGATAACGTCTTTACACGTCCAAAATTCTTCTACCACGCTGGCGCCTCCGCCTCGTGAACGCTCGCTACGAAGGGAGCTTGATTCTTAGGAGCCTTAGGTACGATACCGAAGCTCTTACCGGTTACTTCGTTAGATATTTTAGTAGAGCCGTCTTTAGCTTCATAAGTACGCTGCTTAAAAATTCCGTGTAGGAGAATCTTGTCGCCTTTTTTAAGGCTATCCATAACGAGATCAGATTTAGAATTCCAAAATGTAACGCGGAGCCAAACGGTTTCGCCTTCGCCTTTAGTCTTGCTATACGGCGTATACGCAAACGAGAATTCTGCGAGCGATTCATCTTTAGCAAACTTAAGCTCAGGATCAGATCCGAGGTTGCCTTCTACGATAATTTCCATTTATGCCTCCGTTAGTAATTTAGTCGTGCCGTCCTCAAGTAGTAGCACTACTGATCCGTCAGGACGGGTAAAAGGGTGTTCGTCGGGACTAGCCCAACTAGGACACATATAGCCCTTAGCCTCCGCCTTTTCAGGATTAAGGTGGACACTATCAGTTTTTAGATTATGGCACGAGTGGTGGATCCGGATTAGATTACTAACCGAATCCTTACCACCCCGGGACTTAAGCTTTCGGTGGTGTAAAGCCATACGCTCTTCCGCCGGGAGACCGCAGATTTCGCAGTAATACCCGGCTCGCTCTTCTACGAGCTTAACGATCGCTTGATCCACCTAGTACCGCCTTCTAGTACCGCCCTAGTACCACGCGTTACCGCGCCTTTGTTGTAGTTTCCAGAACGCTAGAGCTTTACAAGGCGTTCCGTATCTAACCGTAATGTAACGTAAACCGGCTCTAACCTGCAAGATAGGATCTTTAGGTCGAATCGGGAAGTGGTAGTTACTCCACGTAGAGTCTAAAAATTGCGGAATCCCATAAGCCGTCGAGTGCGGGTTAGCAGCTCGAGGGTTCCAATGTGATTCGTTAGTCCATAGCTCATCTAGGCAAGAAAATTGCCGGGAGTTATTTACCTCGAATTTAGCGTAAAGCTTCGGGTGCTTAAGAAAAGATAAATTTTCTTTAGGCGCGAACGCGGCAACCGCTCCTACGCTTTGCGTGAGTCCAACCAAGAAGGCTATTACGAGGACTCGCGCTATAAGGCGTATTAGTGCGCCTTCCACCGATCCTTACAAGATCCGCAAGCGATACCGGAGTAAATCCATTCTCCGCAAGCGCAACGCGATATTTTCTTATCTTCTTCTACGTTACTCGTACTTATTCTATTCATTTTCGTCCTCCTAGTGAGAGATAGCGAATAGGGAATTATATTTTATAGCATTTAGATCTGAATTTAGACCTAAACCCCGGAGAAAGGAGCCGGGGTTAGGCGGGGTCGTAGCTAGGTAGAACGAGTACCTAGCCGGTAGCAACCGGACTACCCGACCTGCTCAGCGTAAAAAGGATCCTTAAACTGCTTAACCGACATATCGCCGGCTGCGCCGATAAAGGAAAGGGTACGAATCTTAGCGTGTCCGTAATCTACGTAACTATTCCACGCCTCTACCGCGTCTATCGCGTTATCGTAATGGTGTTCGCAGACGGTAAC